AGTTTAGCCTGTGTAGTAGCGATTGACTCAGCTTGTTTTAATCTTGTTGTAGTAACTTCATCAGAGCGTCTAATTGCTCGTTGAGCAACATCCGGAGCAAAGGACGATACTGCTTGAGCAAACTGACGTAATCCGTCAGCGCTAGTCATGTCAAACTGCGATGCTAACTGTGTAACTTTTGTAGCACGATTAAGTTGCTCATCCCCACCAAGAAGCTGCTGAATTCCACGACCAAGTCCAGCACTACCTTGGTAGATAGACATTTTAGCTTGTTCTAGTGGATCAAGCTGTGCATAACGAAATGCGTTAGCAGAATCAATAGCAGCTCGTTGCTGTTGCAACGCTGCTGGGTCAATACCAAATAAACTATTTACGATGTCAGCCATATTAATTCCTTTTACTAAATGTAGGGACTTTCCCATGATTCAAAACCAGTAGAACCTGTCGGCGCTCTTCCTAAATCAAACAACCCACTACCATAACGATTGTAAGGATTTAATCCAGAACCCCCAATACCCATATCAGCCCCCATGCTACCAAATCCTCCGCCTCCCATAGCAGAGCCAGCACCGCTCATGGCAGTACCAAGTGGACTGTAGCCTTGATATTTAGAGTATGCTGCGGCTGCAGCAGCTTGTGGACGTAAATACAATTCACCTGCGGATGCACCTGCCCTTGCTTGTCGTTCAGCTAACTCCTGACTTAACAAGAACGGCTGTTGTCCTAGTCCTTCTACGCTTTGAGCAAGTTTTAGTTGTGTCTCGATTGGCAAGAATGAACCGCTAAATAATGACGGAATACCAGCAGCAAGTTTACCGCCAGCACCGTATAGTTCTCCACCAAACCGAATACGATTCATGGCTTCTGTGTCTGCTTCTGCAGCTAATGCTCTATCTTGTTGGAAGATAGAATTATAATATGCCTGTAGTGCAGGATTAGACGGCGCTCCGCCAGTACCGGTATTGACACCTAAACCACCTCGACCAGTAGCATAGTTACGAGCCTCTACTCTACCAAGCTCAGCAGCACGACTAGGTGCTAATAAGCCTTGTCTATCCGACATATACTTAGCTGCAACCTCTTGTGGGTTTGCACCTAAATAGCTACCACCTAAGCTCAATAACGATGCTGCTCCGCCGTAAATAGGCTCTGTTAGTTGTTGTAAACGAGTAGGATCATATCCAGTAGCTCCTGTTGTAAATCGATTACGAAGAGTTTGAAGTTCTGGAGTTAGTTCATAACCAGCTTCCGTGACTTGACCAAGATCGTTTACTTGAAAGTTAGAACTTCCAAAGCCAGTTCGTAGTCCGACAGGACGAAACTGTGCCATCTGGGATGAACGAAGTGCTGCGGCTCGTAGAGCCTCTGCTTGTGTTTTGGAAGCATCTGCTGCTTTACCCCCTGAAATTAAACCACCCCCAACACTTAATGCGGCTGCAGCCCATGGCATATTATGCTCCTTCTTTCATAATTAGTACTTCATCTACTTTATCTGGATCGGTTTCTTCTGTTGCATGAATACAAAACCAATGTGCGTCTTCTAATGCTGTAATAGAATGATTTAAATGTTTCTTAATGTTAATACACGCTGGAGCAGTAAACTCTTGCGTATCTTCATCTGTCTTAACAATAACTTTACCTTGAGCTAGAATACTTAAATGATCGTAAGCATGAGAATGGCTTACTGCAAAATATCCTTTAGGCAACATCATTTGTTTAGCGTAAACACCGCTAGAGAAATGATGCTGTGTTCCTAAATCAACTTCAAATGTTCCTTGCAGTTGTTTAAATTGTTCAAATACGGTGTGCATTCTTGTCCTTATACTTTTCAGTTCTAATACATTAGGCATTAGGTTTTCATGATGAAAGCGAGGGCGTAATATGGAGGCAAATTCTGATCTGTGCCGCTAGAGCCTGCTGAATCAATAGTCAAAGAGTGCGTATGTCCACCAGCGCCTAAAGTATTAACAGAAGTCACACCACCTCCCGGAGATTGAATAGAAAAGAATCCTGTTCCAGCTCCCGGCGCTGCTGCTTGATTTGAACTTAATGCATGGACGTGGTCGGCTACCGAAGCTAAGGTGTTAGTATGTGTGTGAGTTACAACTCCAGCGTCTTTAGTACCTCCAGATGCTGTATTGCTCCCAGTGACTGTCGAGTACGCTACACCAGCAGAATCAGTATGAGCGCCGATAACAAATCTGTTACGAAGATCAGGAGTGCTGTTAGAACCATTACACAATACCCATCCTGTAGGAATCGTAGCGATTGTTCCAGACCACATCATAATCATGCCTGTGGTAAACGCTGCTGATAGAGCAGTCTGTACAAAAGCAGTAGTTGCTAGTTGTGTCGTATTCGTAGCAGCAGATGCCGTAGGCGCTGTAGGAGTGCCTGTTAAAGCAGGACTATTTAAGTCTGCCTTAGATGAAATAGCAGAAGCTATTGCAGTTAACTCAGTATCAATCTCTGTGCCTTTAACAATCTTGCCTGAGTTACCCGTAGGTAAACCGTCTTTAGCGGTAAAGTTAGTTGCTTTTGTATAATTTGCCATATTGTGTCCTTAGACTAAAGTCTTTCCTTGCTTGATTGCTACGTCTATTTTCTGAATTGAAACTGGGTTTCCGTTAATATCTGCTTCCAAACCTAGTTGCATTACAGTCCCTTGACCGCCAGCATTAATGTTAAATCGATCTAAAACAATACCTGATGTATACTCAGCAATGTTGTATTCGCTTGATCCGGGGATAGTATCTACAGTAGAATTATTATATTCGTATACTGTAGCAGCGTCTAAAGCATATGTAGTAGCTTGATAACTCTCACTATAATCAAAGCCCCACTTAATAGCCACTGATTGATTTGTACCGCCAATCAATATCCAACCAATCTTCTTTAATAGTTTAAGATTTGTAGACGCATCAAAGTCAAAGTAATTAGTATAGTAAGCAAGACGATAACTAGAAGTATTATCAGCATAGCCGTAGTATTTAGCAATATATCCCGGCTTACCTAAGTATAAATCTCTTGCTTGAGTAACAAAGAATGCTTTAGGCTCTATACTATCCCAGACTGTAACTCTCATAGAACCATCTTGCAATGAAGCACGAGTATCAAAGCAGTATACAAACTTAGTTGTAGGAAGCGTTAATAGATATATAGCATCTCTTTCATAGTAGATGCTTTTAATCTTAGTTAAGTCTGTCTCAGATGCTACAGCAGCCATTAGTTCATCACGAACATTCTTAGAAATATCACGCATTGGCATGGACTTCTCTTGGACTACTCGCTGTAGACTACGAACTCCTGAGTCAGATAAAAACAACACATCTGTTGCAATATTCTGTACCGAATCTCTAGCAATACATCCTACATTATAGATAACCTCAACAAGAGTTAACGCTCCTGTGTCTAACGGATTAGCATAGATTGCTATGTTCTTACGACCAAAGAATATAATAAAACCATTGTGTGCTGCAGCAGCAACTACAGGATCACCATTAGGTAATACTTCTTGTAGATTTAAGTAACCAGCAGAACCATTTAAGAAATCTGTACCAGCGAGTAAGTCGCTAAAATAAACAGTCTGAGTGTCTCCTGAGATACCACCACACCAGATTCTGCCATAAGCAGAAATCACCCAGCTAGGCATAAATGTTGCTGTGCTATGATTAGAAGGTAACTTAGCGTCATCTCCTACACGTTGGTATCCAAATGTACCGCTATCATGCGAACTAAAAGGATTACCAGAAATAGGTAACTCATGATACACCAGCATAGGATGTGCAGCTTGTGCTAAATACACATGAGGCTGGAAGTCAGTAACATCTCCATAAGACATCGCAGCACCCTGCCAGTTATTAGCAGTAATGGTATACGTAGCGTTACCACTGTTAGTAGTGTTACGCACTGTCTTAGTAGTCATTGTAGTAGTTCCTACAAATAACTGATTATTACCAGCACTCAACACTTGATTAGTACTGCCATCAACTAATTCAAATATAAACTCTACTGCATTACCAGCACCTAAGTCAGTATTAACTGCGGTGTTTACTGTAGTCCATCCTCGTCTTGCACCGATACGACCATACTTATCAATTACACAGTTCTGAGCTTTTAGTGCATAGCCAGAAGACAAAGTAATACTAGACTCTTGTAGATTAAGTCCGTAAAACCCCGGTGCTGCTATAGACGATGTTAGTAACTTGCCAGCCATTAGACCCAGTTCCACTGAGATTCTTCAATATAGCGATTGGATTCTAATGAAATAGCATCCGCTAAACTTTGGCGATACAATACATATGTCTCACCAGACTGTACTCCCCCGTCTTCTCCACGCTCTGCTTGCGCCCTAGCTAATGCACCTAAGATAACTGGCTCATCAGGAACTAGAAGTGCATCAGCGTTAACTGCTAAAGGTACTTGTGGTTTGATAATGTTAAAGCGAAGGTTATAAGCACCGTTAGGGATTGGAAACAGATCAACCTGAGTATCTCCGTTAGCGTTCGTACCGTTAAAGTTATAATACTGTGGCGACCCTTTTTGTGCTGTTGTCAACAAGAACTGCTGATCCATCCAAATTGTGGAAGCATTCTCAACGAATAAGTTATCGGTATCGTTAAGAACATCAATAACCCGAAAGCGTTGTCCAGAACCTGTTAATACATAGTTAAATACATCGGCTGTTGTTGTGGCAGACAGTGTCTCTGATAAAGCATTCCAGTTATAGGAGTCCTCAACTTGACGCTTAGAATCATTAACATAACGAGCAATGAGCTTAACATAAGCGTTATCTGACACCGAAGAAGCCTCTGGCTCTCGCAGACGAATAAGTACGTCATTAACAAGTTGAATATAGTTCATTGAAGCCATGTGCTATCCTATCATAGTTTGATGGTTTTGTCAAGTAAAATCTCAACAATCCCACTTCTTTAATGCCAAGGCTTTACGAGTAGGTCTGCCTTTCTCGTCCTTCATCGGACCTTTAACGCCTTCCATCCTTGCACAGAAGCTCTT